TCAGGCACGGTTGAAAGCGTGTCTAACGATTGGTCCCGTCCGTTGATGATTCCCAGCGCGTTTAGCACGCATCCCAACTTGCTGCCCAACGCGGGGCTAGCAAGGGGAAACTAAGTTACTGGAATCTCTTCGTAATCGAAACACTCGGGAACGCGTGCGATTTTCTTCCAGTAGTTTCCGCATTCACAAGTGATCGGAAACATAGACTCAAAAGATGCTTCGCGTGCATCTTGAGCAACTTCTTCTAGTTGGTGAACTTTCCCGCATTGGTCGCATTTGAACTTCATGCGAAAGGCTGTCATTGGAGTGGACTTCATTTCTCCCCACTCCACGTACGACAAGCTAGCTCGTCAACCTATTTCACTCGAGACGAGACAGATTTTCTAAGCTGCGTCGTGTCAATCAGCGGCTTGTTGCTGCCCTTCATGGCGATGGTCATGGGGCTATTCGGTGCCCATGTCCCAAATCCTCCAGAGTCGAATGCATCTTGAACGGCAGCTTCGCCCATAAATCCGATTTGCTCTAGCAGTAGCTTTGGCCCGTGCTCAACGAACGATTCAGAGAGCGAATCGGCATCACCTTTAATCATCGATGGAAGTTCGGTCATCAGCGGCATCTCTAAAAACGAACGGGCCGGAATGCCCTCTGCGACGCTGCCAAATTCATGCTTCGCACCTATCTCCACGTTATTCAACCCGCTAACGTCGTGCGGGCCTTCTGAGCGGGCCGCGTGATCCTGAAAAATCCCCACCTCAGCCGTCAGCTTACTAGCCTGCTTTAACTGCCGCTTGAACGCCTGCAACCCTTTCAAATCAAGGGTAACAGTGTTCACGGGGTTGTCGCTCCGCAGGCGATGCGCATATTTCCATGCAACAACGGCGCAATGATCGACAGATAAAGCGCACCGTAGCGCGTTGACGTGAGCGTGTTAAAAAACGCGCTCTTCATCACGCGGTCAGGGATACCGAATGACGCGGATACGTTGCCGACAGTTCGCTGAGCCGTCAGCCAGTCGTATTGCGATTTAACGCCCTGCGTGGAGTTGAGTAGGTTCGTGCAGAGATAATGCGCCGTTAGCAGGTTGAACGCCGTTCCCCATGCCGCCTGATTAGGGAACAAGATCGGATTAATGTTGGCCGGTGCGATGCCCTGAGCCGCCAGAATATCCGTATTCGTAACCTTGCTGATGTCCGTGTCGTCGCCGTCTTGGCTGACGACTGTAATCGTAGGCGCGTCAATGTATCCACTGCCCGCCGACGTGACGGTGTAAGCAGACACAGAGTTATTCGTAACGGTAGCAGTCGCGGCTGCACCCGTTCCGCCGCCGCCCGTGATCTGGACTAGTGGTGTGTTGACGTAGAACACACCGCCCGCCGTTGGCGTGATAGCCGTGACCGTGCCCGACGTTAAAACAGCCGTTCCCGTTGCCCCGAAGCTAGGCACACTGAACGGAAAATCGCGCAGGAATTGCTGCTTAAACTGGTCTAACGTTGGGACGGTGTATGCCACGGCGTAGCTTACTTGGCGTTAATCAGCTCCTCGTATTCTTTGACTTGCTTGGTGAGCGCGGCGTTGCTGCCTTCCAGCGCGGCGATATGCGCAGCCGTAGCCTTTGCGCTCTCCGTTTCCTCTTCGGTCGGCACTTCGGCGGCGATTAGCTGCAACTTGGCAACCTGCGCCTTGAGTGTCTTGATTTCCTCGTTGGCCGATGCAAGATCGCCACTGGCGGCGGACGACTTCACGCGCAGTTCTCGCGCCTCTTCGTCGGTGCTGATGACCTTCGGGTATTTCTTCAAAAGGTCTTCGGCTACCACATCAGGCACGTTGTTTACGCCCGCCTTGATGATGTATCGCTTGCCCGTGTCGGGGTCTTTAGCGAGAAGGTTGCCGCTGCCCTGAGCCTTGTAGTATATTTTCATGTTTCAGTGTTTTGTGTGAATAAAAAATGCCGGTTACGTTTCCGGCGTCGCCCTCGCGACCGTCTGACCACATCACATCCTGACAAAACGCCTAGCTTACGAGGCGGGCGTGAACTCGTATTTGAGCAGTTCCAGCGGACGGTAAACACCGACGCCAGTGTAGCGGCTATACGCCACGCTGTTAAACGTGAAGTTGTCCGAGGTGTTAGGAGCAAGCAGCGTGTAGGACATCGGAATGTCCATGCGCACGGACGAAGGGTCTTGGCGATACAGCATATACTGCTGTTTGTTGACGCCCCATGCGGCGTTGCGGGTCGCATCAGCGTAGGCCAGCTTCTTGATCTGGAAATTGGGATTTCCAGTGAGCTTACGGAAGGCATTCAACAGGTAGTCCAACTTGCCGCCAAGCGGGAACGTCGCGGAGGTCGCGGACTCCATGCCAAGGAAGTCAGAATAAGGCATGATGAACGTGTCGGGCTCGGCAGTGAAGTTCACGTTTTCGGCGTAGGTGCCGAGAATGGTGCTCACGAAAGCCTGAAACGCGGCGGCGTCCAGCGTGCTGATCGGCGCGGTGATCGTGGTCGTATCAGTGTTGATATCCGTGTTTGTGAGCAGGCCAGGGGTGCGAACACCATCCAGCTTGGAACCCATGAACGCGATAGCCTGAATGCCGAGGTCGTAATTCTTCTTACGGGCGCGCTCTTTGGCTTCGACAGCGTCCCAACGGTTGAACATGAGAGCCTGCTGAATTTCGGCGATGTTGTAGCCGATTTTCTTTGCCCACATGGTGACGCTCATGGTCTTAGGAGCAACGCCAGCCTCGACGGAGGCGAGACGGGCTTCGGCGTTACCAGTGTTGACAACACCGGTCTCGAAGTCGTCGCCAGCGGAGAACTCGATGTTCGTGGTGATGGCGTCAGTCCAGCCGCCCGTGCCAACGTCAATCGGAATGAACTCAGAGGGGGCAACCTCGTAGAACTTCTGCGTGGTAACGCGGGTGATAATGAACGTCAGCGTGTCGATTACGTATTTGTAACCGGCGGACGTGGTGTCGATGTCACCTTGAGCGTTCCAAACGCGCATGGCTTCAAGGTGCTGGGTCTGGGTGAGAGGGACAAATTCAGTCTCCCCCTTACTATTGATGATACGGCGAACGGTATTCATGTAGTGAATTGTATGTGTTTGGGTGGGAGAAATTGTTTAGCTGGTAGCAGAGCCGCACTTGATCTGAACGCGGATAACGTCGCCGGTATCGGCGGCTTGGTCGAGGGCGATGCCGAGAACGGTGTTGGAGTCGGCGCGGGTAGCGACGGTAGGCGAACCGCCCGTGTTGAGGAACTGAACCTTGGCACCGCGATTGACGGCGGCAGAGGCTTGCAGATAGAGGACAGACGAATCCGCAAAGAGCTGCACCGTGTCGCCAGCGGCGAAGGTGTTTTTCTTGAGGTTGTAAGGAATGACGCCGTAGGGCACATCCGTAGCAGCCGCAGCATCAACGAGGATTTGCGGGCCGGTGCCAGCAATCAGTTTGAGCACGGTGCCGACCTGAAAGTCCGTGAACACGGAATCAGGATTCAGCGTAACAAAGAAGGAGTTGGGCTGCTGGCGAAGGTCGGGCATACCCAGAATCGGGGTCTGCGTGAATTGATTCGGGTTCTGATAGGTAGGCATTTGATTGCGTTAGTTAGTGGTGAGAGTTACGAAAGGGATTAGTAAAGGTCTTTGCCGCGCTGGATGCGGGTCTCTTGGGTTTCGTTTACAGCGGCAGGAGTCGCGGCGGCTGAGGCATCAGCCTCGGCCTTGGCGTTTACGATGCGGTAAACGGTCGGCTGTGCCTCGCGCTTGGCGGCAAGGGCAGCATTGGCCTTGTGGCTGGCGATAAGGTCCGAAACCGGAACCGCTACGCCGTCAACCTCAAGACTCGCGCCCTCGGGCAAGCTGCCTTCGGATGCAATAGAGTTGGCCTTGTGGGCGGTGTAACCGGCGGTAAGGTCGGAGAGTTTCACTTTCTCTTCGCCAACCATGATCTCGGTATCGCCGGAGATGTCTTCGGCGGTAGCGGCAGCGGCTTCGGCGTTAAGGCGGGCAGTTTCGGCGGCAGCGGCGTCAGCCTCCTGCTTGGCTTTGAGAGCGGCAGCATCAGCCTCCGCGTTTTTATTGGCGTCTTTCTTGAACCACTTGAACATAATATTAGGTTGGTTTGGCTGAGTTGTCTGAGAATTAAGAATAATCTTGGAACCAGTATAGCGAGGCATTTCCTCGATAGCTAGATGCTCCCCTATGAAACCGGTTATTTCGTAGTCGAAGGGAATGCAATTGAATTTTCCGCGTGGTCCTTGCGAGGTAACATTATAGCCACATGAAACCTTGCCTACGGAATTGATACGGCTTCGGGCTGCGTCGCCATTTACCGGCCCCTCGCACCAAAACCAACCGTCAGTCGGCTCATAATAAACAGAATCAATCTCCCCATTATCTTCGCACTCTTTGCGCTTATTGGAGTTGTTTACGGTCTTATGCTTTAGCGTGATCGGAGTTCCAACGAAACTGTTTACGCAACGGTCTAGGGTTTCTCGGGAAACATACGCCACCCCCTGCTTAACGTCAGTATAGGAAATAGGACCGTCTTTAATCAGACGCGCTTTGAAACGCTTACCCGTGACCATAGCGTTTTGCACGCTACCGATGCGGAATACTTTGGGTTGGTCACTCATTTTAGTCTGGTAGATTAATTATGTTGAGTGGAACGCAACGACAGTTATGGATAATGTGACCATCACAGGAATACCATTCACAACTAGTCTCCAGATTATAAACATGTCCACTGAAATCCATCTCACTAACGCTGATAATGCGATCAACTTTATCAAATTCGGTGGGGCTTTTTGCTCTGCGAAAGGACACGACTGCCGGACTTCTTACGCTGGACTGGGTTACGCTGTCGAACTCCTATGCTCACATCGGCTTGGTTCAGACGCTAATCGACCAACCGGTTGAAGACGCCTTGCGCGGCGGTTTCAAGATCGAGACCAACGGCCAACTTGACGACGACGACATGAAGTTGCTCATGACGACGTTGGACGAGGACGGCGACATTACCGAGTGCAAGCAGACAGAGAAATGGGGGCGCTTGTTCGGCGGCGCAGGCCTTTTGGTTGACGACGGCGCGGACCCCTCCGACGACTTTTCGCCTGATCAGGTAAAGCCTAACAAGCCGATTTTCTTCGTGTCGGCGAATCGTTGGGAGCTTTTGCCGTCGTTCATCACGCTTGCCGGTTATCAGCCGATGACCGCTGACGGAAAATCATTCGGACGCCCGCAAGCCTACAACATACAAACGTATTCGTATTACAGCGTTACGGGAATCAATCCCGAGCGCGTAAAGCGCGTGTTGGGCGTGCCTGCGCCTTCGTTTATTCGCCAGCAGCTCCAAGGCTGGGGAATGTCTGAATTGGAACGCTGCCTGCGTGAAATCAACTCGTTCCTCAAGTTTCAGGATTTGCTCTTTGAGCTTATCGACGAGGCGAAAATCGACATCTACAAAATCGAAGGCTTCAACGAGGCTTTGGCGTCTTCGCAGGGCACCAACATGATTCAAAAGCGCATCCAGCTCGCGAACATGTTGAAGAACTACAAGAACGCCATCGTCATGGATAAGGATGACGAATATGAGCAGAAGCAGCTCGGAACCGTGTTCAACGGTCTTGCGGCGATTTACGAAGAGCTTCGCATGAACCTTAGCGCGGCCCTGAAAATTCCAATGGGTAAGCTGTTCGGCACGTCTGCCAGCGGACTTAATGCCAACGGAGAGGACGCAATTGAGAACTATAACGCGCTTGTGGAGACGGTGCGAAAGAAGTTGGAACCTCTGTTGAAGTGGGTTGTTTCGATTCGCTGTCAGCAGTTGTTCGGCTTCGTCCCTGATTTCGCCATTCAGTTCCCGTCCCTTCGCGTGATGACGAGCACGGAAGAAGAGGCCGTGAAAACCTCTAAACAGAATCGCGCTTTGGCTATTTTCGACCGTGGCGTTATGGCTGTTGAAAAACTGGAAGAGACTTTGACTAAGGACGGATTGATTTCCGTGAAGCTGGAAAAGTCTCCCGAGTTCCGCGAACAACAATTGACCGCCGGACAGCCCAAAAAGGAAGAGGGCGAACCGAAGTCTGACACGCGCAAGGACAACGCAATTTTCACGCGCCTAAATGCCTTGAGTAAGAAGTTCCGCGCAGCCGCCTAACGTGAAGAAAGTTCTCGCACCGGTCATTCACCATGACCTTTACACGAACACGATTCAGGCGGACGTAATCGGGTATTTTCAGGAGGTGCTGATTTCGCCGTTAGAGGCGAAGTTGGCAGAGCGAAAGACCAATTCAAATAACGCAGGATTAAAGGCCGCGTTGGCCGCTGGGTCTGTCTGGTATTTAGACGGTGCGTTTCGAGGCACGTTCAATAGCGAAATCAGCGCAGAACTCTCGCGCATGGGCGCAAAGCATCGCGCACGCTCGCAGGCGTTCGTTATAGACATCGCTCGCGTGCCTCTGGACGTGCGCCAATCGATCTATGAAGCTAAGGACACAAGCACGAAGACAATCGCGAGCGCGGCTGCGCTGGTGCTGCTCATGCGGTCGAACGTTCAAGAGTCCGACACCGGCATCAATATCAAACCGACCGAGAAGCTGATTCTTGACGCTGCGAACGGTGAATTTAACCGCGCCATGCAGGATTTCGACATCACTCGAAACCCCATCGGTATCCCGTCCGAAATGCAGCGTGTAGCCGACGAAATCAACGAGGCTATAAAGGCGGACGCCAAGCGCGTAATGGAAGAGGAATTGGCGCGTCTGTCCGACGAACTAAAGCAGCTCGCCGAATCAGGCGCACCGCTGGACGCGCTAAAAAAAACGATAGACGCCACCAAGAAACGTATAGTCACGCGCACTAGCACGATGGCCGAGCACGCGGCGGCAATGCTGCTTTCAGAGTTTCGCAAGAAACAAGCCGCACGCCTTGGACTGCCTTCATACATCTGGAAAACAATGCGTGACAACCGCGTGAGGCACGATCACCGCGAACTAGAAGGAAAGGAGTTTAGCTGGTCATCTCCTCCGGTTACTAACCATAGAACCGGGGCGCACAACCACCCCGGAGAAGACTTCAACTGCATCACGGGGGATTCACTGATTGATTTCGCTCACGGTATAAAAAAAGCGTTCAGGCGTTGGTATGACGGCAAACTGACCCTTATC